TCTAACAGCAAAACTTAAATTTACCACCTGGAAAAAGATATGAGTAACGGCACAAAGGTAAAGAAGAGAGACGGAAGGATCGAACCTCTCGACCTTGATAAGATGCATCTCATGGTTGAGGAGGCATGTACCGATCTTGCGGGAGTTTCTGCCAGTCAGGTAGAGATGCAATCGGGTATCCAGTTCTATGATGGCATCACAACCGACGAAATTCAAGAGATCCTAATCAAGAGTGCCAGTGACCTGATTGATTTGGAACATCCCAACTATCAGTTTGTCGCAGCTAGACTATTGCTGTTCTCCTTGAGGAAGCAGATGTATGGTCGTATGAGGGATATGCCCAGTTTGATTGACCATATCACTGAGAAGTGTTATTCAGGTGTCTATGATAAAGAAATCTTTACAAAGTATTCTAAGGAGGAGATTGAGAAGGTAGGTCATTGGGTGAATCATGATCGTGATTTCCTGTTCACATACGCTGGTTTAAGACAGGTTGTAGATAAATACCTAGTACAGGACAGGAGTTCAGCGAAAGTCTACGAGACTCCACAGTTCATGTATATCATGATTGCTTTGACGATTTTCCAGGAGTACCCTAAGGACACACGTCTGAGCTACGTTAAGAGGTACTATGACGCAATCAGTAAGCACAAACTCAACATCCCGACCCCCATCATGGCGGGAGTTAGGACGCCGCTCCGCCAGTTTGCGAGTTGCGTTCTCATTGATGCTGACGACACCCTGGATAGTATTTTTAGTTCTGATATGGCCATTGGCCGTTATGTTGCACAAAGGGCTGGAATCGGTATCAACGCAGGGAGAATCCGTGGCATCAACTCTAAAATTAGAGGTGGAGAGGTTCAACACACTGGCGTTGTTCCTTTCCTTAAAAAGTTTGAATCAACTGTACGATGCTGCACGCAAAACGGAATCAGGGGTGGATCAGCAACAGTACACTTCCCAATCTGGCACCAGGAGATAGAGGACATTATTGTCCTGAAGAACAATAAGGGAACAGAAGACAACAGGGTAAGGAAACTTGACTACTCAATTCAACTCTCCAAGATCTTCTACGAGAGATTCATCCAGGACGCAGAGATATCCCTATTCAGTCCTCATGATGTGCCTGGGCTCTATGATGCTTTTGGTACTGATAGGTTCGATGAGCTTTATACAGGTTACGAGGCAGATCAATCTGTACCAAGAAAAACTGTGGGAGCTCAGAAACTCATTCTTGATCTACTGAAGGAAAGGGCAGAGACCGGTCGTATCTATATCATGAATATTGACCATTGTAACTCCCACTCCTCCTTCAAGGACAAGGTGAATATGAGTAACCTGTGTCAGGAGATTACCCTACCAACATATCCACTCAACCACATCGATGATCTGGCTGGTGAGATTGCCCTGTGTATTCTGTCAGCCGTTAACGTGGGTAAGATCAAGTCCGATGAGGAGCTGGAAGACCTCTGTGACCTCTCTGTGCGGTCCCTGGACGAGTTGATTGACTATCAGGATTACCCAATTAAGGCAGCGGAGATTGCGACCAAGGCTCGTCGGTCTCTCGGTATTGGATTCATCGGTCTGGCTCACTATCTGGCTAAACTGGGATTCAAGTATGGATCACAAGAGGCATGGGACGCCGTTCACGGACTCTCTGAGTCATTCCAATACTATCTCCTGAAGTCATCCAACAACCTGGCCAAGGAGAAGGGACATTGTGAATACTTCGGGCGCACCAAATATGGCGATGGTATACTGCCAATTGATACATATAAGGAAGACGTAGACGAAATCGTCACAGAGGAGTTGCAACATGATTGGGAATCTCTTAGATCATCTATCAATGAGTTCGGTCTCAGGCACTCAACACTGTCCGCACAAATGCCTTCGGAGAGCAGTTCCGTTGTGTCAAACGCTACCAATGGAATCGAGCCGCCTCGCGACTACCTGTCCGTTAAGAAATCGAAAAAGGGTCCTCTTAAGCAGATTGTTCCACAGTATGGATCACTGAAGAACAACTATACCCTCCTGTGGGATATGGAAAGTAACGAGGGTTACATTAACATTGTAGCAGTGATGCAAAAGTTCTTCGACCAGGCTATATCTGGGAACTGGTCCTATAACCCAGAACACTATCCAGATAATGAGGTCCCCGTGTCACAAATGGCAAATGATCTCCTGACTACATATAAGTATGGATGGAAGACTTCCTACTACCAAAATACAAATGATCTCAAGACGGACGAGGTAGAGGAAGAAGATACAAGGACTAAATTAGATTCATTATTGACAGAACTAGAACAAACCGAGGAGGGAGAGTGTGAATCCTGTGCAGTTTAAAGTGTCTTCGACGGAGAAAAAAGTGAATAAAATTGAAGGCATGACGGTCTTCAACACGGAACAGGTGGACACAAAGAAACAACCAATGTTCTTTGGTAAGCCCTTAGGGGTACAGAGATACGATTCATATAAGTATCCTGTATTTGACAAACTGACAACCCAACAATTGGGTTACTTCTGGAGACCCGAGGAGGTCTCCCTACAGAAGGATCGTGGTGACTATCAAACACTTAGACCAGAACAGAAGCACATCTATACTTCTAACCTGAAGTATCAGATCATGCTTGATTCTATTCAGGGTCGTGGACCCGGTATGGCTTTCATCCCATACTGTTCCCTCCCTGAGTTGGAAGCCTGTATGGAGGTGTGGGGATTCATGGAGATGATCCATAGTCGTTCCTATACCTATGTCATCAAGAACGTTTATGCTGACCCCTCAGAGGTCTTTGATAAGATTGTTACCGATGATCGTATCCTGGAGCGTGCCGCCAGTGTTACCGGTTCGTATGACGACTTTATCAATACCGCACATGACTGGGGTTCCAGTCACATGTGGGATGAAGACATGAGAGACTCTCCAACATCTGAATGGGATAGGAAAAATGTCAAACGAAAACTCTACAGAGCAGTCGCAAACGTTAACATTCTTGAGGGTATTAGGTTCTACGTTAGTTTTGCTTGTTCTTTCGCCTTTGGTGAACTTAAACTCATGGAAGGGTCAGCCAAAATCATCTCCCTGATTGCAAGGGATGAGAACCAACACCTGGCCATCACTCAGAATATTCTGAATAAGTGGAAGCAGGGTGATGATCCTGAGATGAAAGAGATCGCGAAGGAAGAAGAGGAGTGGGTTTACGCCATGTTTGACAAGGCAGTAAACGAGGAGAAGAGATGGGCTGACTACCTGTTCAAGGATGGGTCAATGATTGGTCTGAACGATACCCTCCTGAAACAGTATGTTGAGTGGACAGCTAACCGCAGGATCAAGGCACTTGGTATGAAACCTGTGTATGATATTCCTGCAAAGAACAATCCACTCCCATGGACCCAACACTGGATTTCATCTAAGGGACTCCAAGTGGCACCACAAGAGACGGAGGTAGAGAGTTATGTCGTCGGAGGAATCAAGCAAGATGTCAAGAAAGACACCTTCTCAGGATTCAAGCTTTGAGGATATCTGGTGGGAGATGGAGGGGATAGAACCCCTCACTCCCCAAGTGATGGCAAAGAGGCTTGACGACTGGTATTTTCACGAACAACCATCTAAATAATTGAGATTGAATTTATTATGTGGAAGAAAGTCAATACCCAGATTACCCAAATCCTTGGAGATATATGGGCTCCCTGTTTGATGGGAGCCTTATTCGGGATAACTACGGTTTTGTTTATCTCATTACCAATCTCTCAAACAAACGACAGTACATTGGGAGAAAGTATTTTTGGCAGAAGAGAAAGCCCAGAGGAGGTAAACGTAGAGTTACTTCTGAAAGTGATTGGAGAGCTTACTACGGATCCTGCCCAGAACTGAAGGAAGATATTAAATTGTATGGAAAGGATAACTTTAGTAGAGAAATCTTAAGCCTACATAAAACTCCGGGGAAGGTCAACTATGAGGAGACACGCCAGCTGTTCCTCCACGGGGTTCTGACGGAAAGCTTGACAGACGGGACCCCCGCGTTCTACAATTCAAACGTCCTCGGCCGGTACTACAGAAAAGATTACTTTGAAACATGATTAAACAATTACTTACTACCCTAACCCTTGCACCACTAACAGTAGCCTCAGTGGCAGCCCCAACCAATTGGCTCCCTGAACCCACTGAAGAGGTGGCGGCTGTTGAGGAGGTGGTGAAGGTTGGTAAGACCTGGCAGTGTCCTGGATGTACCCCAAACGAGCAGTATGTCCTTGCACAACTTCAAGAGCAGACAAAGATCTATGATAAGAATGCTCTGGCTGCACTCATGGGAAATATCAAACAGGAGAGTAAGTTCATCCCTAACATCTGCGAGGGTGGGGCTAGGGTCTCTTATGACAATTGTCATAGTGGTGGTTATGGTCTGATCCAATGGACCTCCATTGGAAGGTATAAAGGACTTGGCTCCTTCTGTGATAAGTTTGGATGTGACCCTAGTAGTCTTGAAGGTCAAACCCGTTACATGATCAACGAAGATCAGTTCCAAAAGGTTCTACCTGAATTTGAGGGACATGGTTATACTATCTCTCAATATATGAAACCCGCATACTACTGGTTAGGGTGGGGTATCAAGGGTTATCGAGAGACATATGCATACGATTACCACGACAAAATGATTCTAGTATGACTTATCCAGCACCAATTTTACCTGTGTATGATGATTGGTTCAGTGAACCTATTTTGACGGAGACACAAATGGAGTATTTGGAAATGTATGGTCCCGAACAAGAACAAGAAGATATCGTTGTCAATATGGATGGTGGAGTAGGTGGTTCCTGGTTTGTAAGCAAGGAATCAAAAGAGATCCATCAATTGATGTATGAGATTGCTACAGAGAATGCACCAATCACTATCCAACTGGACCCCCCTACCCTTGGTGGTGGTTCTGAGACATTCCAGGAGAATGGTTGGCAGTCAGGTAAAGGTCTGTTATAGTTTAGGGGTGGTTGAGAGACCACTGCGGTGACCCCCTTGGTGGTTCAGGGTTAGCGGCGATAGGAACCACCCTTGGGTCCATAGTTAAACGGATATAACTACTGCCTTCTAAGCAGTTATTCTAGGTTCGATTCCTAGTGGACCTGTATACGGATTGACGACATCCGTGCTCACGTCTCCGAGAGAAAAAAGAATCGGAAATCCAACCCGCGTGGGAGAGGTATGGGAACTACCTTGAGTCCCCGTCACTGACTGATCACCAGTGACGGTGTGCCTCCGTAGCTCAGTGGTAGAGCAGGGCTTTTGTAAAGCTCAGGTCGCAGGTTCAAATCCTGTCAGAGGCTTCGGGTTAATCCCGAATTTCCCTTCCGTGTGAAGAGGTCTGGGGGTTTTCTACCCCCGCCACTTAACATATATACTATTCGTCTATTCATTTTCAAGTTAGTAAAGGTTCATGAAAATCTTCTTAGACACTGCAGATACGGATATTATCCGTCAGTGTTACAATACTGGATTAATCGACGGTGTTACCACCAATCCTACCCTTATTATGAAGAGTGGTAGGTCTCCAGTTGATGTTTATGAGACTATTAAGGACATCGGTATCAAGGATATTAGTATGGAAGTCGTTGGTGACTTCAACGATATGGTGAAAGAGGGCCAGAGATTACATAATCGTTTTGGTGCAGTAGCCACCATCAAGGTTCCCTGTACTGAGGATGGTCTTATGGCCTGTAATTACCTCTCCAAAGAGAACATCAATGTGAATGTCACACTGATCTTCTCGGCGGCTCAGGCAATCCTAGCAGCTAAGGCTGGAGCCACATATGTCTCACCCTTTGTGGGGAGACTTGACGATCAATCGGTCGCAGGTCTTGAGGTTGTACGTTCAATCTCTGAGGTATATCGTATCCATGGTATTCGTACTCAGGTCCTTTCAGCCTCAATCCGTAGTGTTCAAAGGGTTGTAAGATCATTCTACAATGGAGCTCAGGTGGTCACGATGCCTCCTGATATCTTCAAGAAGATGTATAGCCACATCCTGACTGACAAGGGTCTTGAGATCTTTGATAGGGATTGGGCAGAGGTTACTCATAAAGCCCCACATCCTGACGAGGAGTGATCTTAGAGATACTGAAGGATGGTGATGAGAGACTCAAAATGATTTCTTGTCCCGTCCTCTTGACTGATGAGGTCAAGGAACTGGTAGATGATATGAAGGAAACAATGATTCATGCCGATGGTATGGGTCTTGCTGCACCTCAGGTGGGTCAGAACATCAGGGTCATCGTCATTAAGTTACTTGATAATAAAATACAGGAGATGATCAATCCTGTTATCAAATGGCACTCTGATGATACCTGTGATCTTGAGGAGGGATGCCTCAGTATTCCTGGTGAGTTTATGACACTCACTAGACCAGCTAAAATATCGGTCAAATTTCAGGACTTAAGTGGTAAGCATAAAAAGTGGAAGCTTAAATCCTGGGAATCCCGTGTCGTTCAACATGAGATTGATCATCTCAACGGCATGTTAATGACCGATTATTAGGGCGAATAGCTCAGAGGTAGAGCGTCTCGTTTACACCGAGGTTGTCGGGGGTTCGATCCCCTCTTCGCCCATTGTCGAATTCACCAAATGAACAATGATCACCGTAAGATGCAAACAATGCAACAGGGAGTTAACCAGCAGTCCTAAGGTACAGAGTTGTGGTTGTTCCAACCAGATGAGGTTGGTTGATGATAAGGTTGGAGCTATTGACCTAGATAAGGTTGTCATGGTATCATATAAGAAGGAACAAAAGAACGTTTTGTCCCCTTCTGACCTTACATATCAGGAGGAGAGACGTAAAAGAAAGGTCCGTAAATTGGACTTTGATGTTCGTTAGGA